GAAACAAGTCCGTTAAAAATGTACGAACCTGTGTCCACATAGGTTTCTGATTCATCGATGTCTGCTGCGAGTTTAGTGAAATCATCTCCGATTTCTTTTACAATGTCTTTAAGGAAGTCCATAATTTAGAGATTAATTTTTTGTAGGTCAGAGATTCTATTATTTACTCCAGATCTAGGAATAAAATTAATATTAAAAGCAATGGTTATTCGTTCGTCATCAGTCATTTTTTCTTTGACCTCATGAAAAAGATCTGATCGAATCAAAATCATTGTCTTTTCTATTCCACTATATTCTACACTATTTTTTCCCATATGAAAAATAGTAGGATCTTTTGATTTGTTTTGGCAATAAATGACTCCAGCAATATCACATGGGGGATGTATATGTGGCTCATTTCTACTTCCCCTTTTCGCAAAATTTATCCACATGTCATATCCATCCGAATGTGCAAGCATATGACGACTATGCATTACTGTTGATCTGTAAGCTCCATCTAAATTTTTTTCAGGACAATTAAATCCCAGATGAGTACAATATTTTTCAGATACTCTCAAAATCCAAGGAAATAAAAATGATTTTTGAATCAAATGAGTGGACACATTACACTGATATTCATTACCATTATCACTGCGGTAATTATATCCAATATTGATGTGCTCTTTCAGATAAGAAAGAGGATGATCTTTAGTTCGTTTCCCCTCTTCAACAATTTCTCCAATCTCCTCCCATATAGGATCAGGAATATCAAATACCAGAATAGGCCATCCTTGTTTTAATAGTTTAGGTTTTGTCAATGCCATCTTAATGTTTTCAAGTATTCCAATACATCTTGTCTAACATCCATCAATTCATGATAACATTTCTGGTTGTGAGCACAAGCTCTGAGTGCAGGGTCTGGTTCAATAACTGATTCAATAAAAATATCAAGGCCTCGATTCCATTTGTCTCTTTTAGATTCACCATCGGGGATTGTGTTCTGATCTTTCATGAGAAGAATAACTCCAGATTTACAGTTTTTTCGACCGACCATCCAATCGCATCGAGAATTGCTTTAAGTGGATCTAGAAAACCTTTCTCAAATTGAAGTTCATGATCAATGTATTTGTTTATTCCCACTTCACTGGGAAACTCTTGTATAAAAGAGAAAACATTTTCATGAATCGGATTCGGAAGTTTAAGATAGCAGAATTTGATCTTCTCGCCATTCTTAATCAAAGAATATTTATTTGTGAGTTTCTTGTCCTTGACATAATGATTATAGAGAAGAGATCCCCTAACATGAATTGGTGTTCCCTTTGCATAAATGGACGAATGGGACTTATGTTTAACTACATCTGAGACTGTTCTGGGGAAAGCAATCTCCTCAGGACTCATCTTCTTGAACTCATCTCTTGATTTATCGATGAATCGGATCACATCCTCTTCAGTTCCAGTCATCACAAGTTTGAGACCATCCTTAATCATCTTTCTACATGGTGCTGGAGTAGATGATTTTACGGCCTCAATGCCCATGATCTTAAGTTTGGGTTCTTCATATCGAACACCCTCACTATCCCATACATTCAAGATATAACGCTTCTTAGCAGTCCAAATACCACGATCTGCGATATTCTCACGCTTCATTTGCATTTTTTGGTCGTATGCCGAAACATACGATGCCAATTCCTGATAAGACTTATCGATAAAAGGTTCCAACTTTTCTTGGCAGATCTTGTCAAGTAAGGAAACAACTGCTGTTTTGTCGCTAGACTTAGCAGCAAGAAATTTATGAACAAGAGGTCCGAGATTAAGATAAATTGAATCGGTGTCAGATGCGATGACATAATCGACCTTATCCGTTTGCAACAGGTTATTTAGATAACCATTCATCTTATTCTCAATCCAACGGATAGAAACTTGACCAGAAAGCGTAATCGCCTCCGCATTGTCCAGTTTGTAGTACCTAAAATACTGATTACCGATGGCACCATAAGCAGAGTTGAGTTGGATCTTTCGAGCCATCTGAATATTGTTACAGCGAGAGATTTCTTTCTCGATTTGTTTTGATGGATTCTTTTCATATTCTTGCTTAGCAACGAGCATCTTCTTCTTGAAGATTTTGCGCTCATTATAGATACTTTCCATCAATTCTGGCAGGAACCCACGAACATCCTTACGGTACATGGCACCATTGGCACACACCGCATTGTCCTTATACATCTCAAATGTTATCTCTTCATTAAGTATTCGATTAACGCTGGCTGTCGGATGCTTTTCTTCCAGTAGGGTTTCTGGAGAGATATTATATTGCATGATAAGGTGAGGATAAAGACTGTTAAGGTCAAAGCTAACCACCCAATCATACTTTCCAGGAATCGGTTCCTTGACGTAGGCACCTGCGTACTTTTCATCTTTCTTTGCTCCTTTCTTCGGAGGGACCACAACGTTTTTACGTTTGAGGTAATTATAGATGATATTATCCCACATGCGTACCTGATAGAACACATCAGCGTAATTTACCTTGGCATCATATGCCATGGTAATTGCGAGTTCAATCAGTTTCATCTTGTCTTCCAAACGGTCAACAAGTTCTACGTCAACAATATTATAGTCTACAAACTTCTTCCAATTGCCATTGTAGAAATCCTTGAAAGTATCAAACTCAGAGTGATCGAGTTTCTTTTGGCCAAGTTCTACATTGGCAATGTGATCCAAACGATATGATTCTTGATTGGTGTAAGTAAACTTCTTATACAGTTCTAGGTAATCAAGTTGAGTAACACCTGCAATATCACAAGTCTTGTTTGTGCGACCAGAAATTACAACTTCTCTTTCGCTCACATAATTCCATGGGGAAAGTTTTCGTGCTTCTTTATCTCCAAGAACTCTCTTTAGACGACCATAAATGTATGGCATATCATAAAACTGAATGTTCCATCCAGTGATAATCTCAGGAGTATTGTTGTCCCAATAACTAATAAAATTTGCTAGGAGCTCAATTTCTGTAGGACAGTGAATATATTTTACATTATCCTGAGAGGGAGTATATGGTCTCCGACCCCAGGTGATAATCTTTTTAGTTGAATAGTTCTGAATCGTGATCGTCAACATCTCTTCAGAACAAGAATCAACATCGGGGAATCCTTCTTCAGCAGAAACCTCAATGTCAATAGTAACAAGTTTGATCTTCTTGATATCAAACTCAATATGTTCTTGTGGATAGTTGTCTGAAATATATTGATTTACATATCTCTCATTTCCATAAATTTCAAATCCCCTAACATCCTCATACTTTTTATAAAACTCTCTACAGTCTCTTACAAATCCAGGTTGAATTGGCTCTACATATTCACCTTCCAAAGTCTTGTACTTTGACTTTTTGTTTGATTTTACAAAGAGAGTTGGTTTGTATTCTTCACGAGTGATAAATGATTTCCCGTTTTCATATCCACGAACAAGGAATTCATTACCGACCATTTGGACATTAGTATAGAATCTCATTTAATCAGTTTTTGGTATTTCTCAAGAATGGTTGGTTTAGGGTCAGTCAATGTAAGAATTTTATCAGAATGCATCATAAAAGTATTCTGACTCGTATAATCAATTAACCAAGGACAAAGATTTCCATCAGAATCGACAACAAATGGTTCAGTCAGTTTACAATCTGGTCCACCAAGATCAGTAGAAACTTCTTCAATCTGTGCCACCAAAACCAATTGGTTCGTCATTACTAGCATCTTCACTTCCATCTTCTTCTACCTCTTGTTCTAGAATGTCTTTTTTAAACATGTTTTTAAGTGCCCCTACAGGTTCCACAAGTGTCATGACAACATCGAATGGAATAGGAATAGTATCATCCTCAGAGAGAGGCATCCAAGGACTCAGGTTGATCTCAATGCCTCCCAGTCTCTGTTCACTATCGTAACCATAATCCTCCCCACCCTCTTCATCAATAGAGTAATCATCTTCCTGAAGTTCTTGAAGTTCTTCATCAGTGAGTTCTTCTCCAAGTTCCTCATCAACACCAGGACCAAAACTAAGGGTGTCAAGTTCATCAGTTTCTTGTCCGATAAAAACCAAACAGGGCCTGGTAAGGAGATATCCATATGGTTTATCTTTGATGATTGCGTTTTCAACGTCTGCAACAATCCTTTCTCCGGATTTCAGACAAAGTAGTTTAATTGCCATAGTTCTCTGTAATCAAGATTATTATATCAATAAAAAAGAGGGGCGTCAACTGGATTTGGCCAGTTGCCCCTCCGTCTGCGACGACGATATTCAGTTTTATTTATGGGGTTGTTAGAAAGATTTCGGTAGGTGGTCCATTAGGGTAGTACACTGCCAAAGGTCCCACCGAGAAAAAGAGTGAGTGTAGTCCCAATAGCAAGAGTGGCGGCTGTAAGATTCATAAGTCGTCCTCCATAAGTACGAAATTATTTATCAATTATGTATCACTATGATACAAAAGTCTGTATCAAGGGCGACTAATATAAAGATATTGTTAGAAAATCAAAACCAATCTTTGCGTTTATGTGCTTCAGGAACCACTTTACCAAGTTCAATACTCAGAAGCCCATCTTCAAAAGTAACTGATCTAACTTCCGTGTCATCAGAGAGCGTCCAGACTCGTGTAAACGACCGTTGAGCCAGACCTTTGTGCATGTAGTTAGTTTCCGTCTCTTTATCCTCTTTCTGACCTTCAATAAAGAGTTTACCATCTTGTGTGTAGACATAGACTTCTTTCTTCTTAAATCCTGCTAATGCCACCTCCAAACGAGATGTAACATTATTTACCGAAATAAGATTAAATGGTGGATAGTTTGATGTCGTTTCATGTAGTGAAAACAGACGGTCAAAGTATTCATCCATGCCGATACTATTCTTGGCAATTTTGTTGAACAACTCATTCACATTGCCAGCATTGTACCTATTGATATCTAGGTTTCCCATGATTCTTAGCTCCTTTAAAAGCGAGTTTGTATTGTGTGGACCCCGAAGGCATCCATAAGTATATATTAACACAAAACATAAAAAAGAGGGTGTTGCCACCCTCACCTTTTTATTCGGTTTACTCTTCTACTTTTTTCTTCTTACCGATGTTGTATTTCTGCTCCAAGGCCCATTCAGATTTTTCTTTGTATGCAAGAACTTTAATCTGATTCAATGGTGCAATATCAGTGATATTTTCCTGAGTCAAGACAGTAACCAAACCCCAATCTTGAAGGAGTTTGATAATTCTATTTCTACGCTGAACATCATTCACAGTGATATTTGCATGTTTGCCATCCAGAGCAAACAGTTCCTTAAAGTGAACAATGTAATACTTTCCTTGCTTATGCAAGATGTGACATGACTGATAGAGTTTTTTCTCTTTCCTAGAAGCAACTCCGATTCGGGTCAAAGTCTCTCTGACCTTGAGAAAATCATCAGGTTCATCCAGACTCACCTCAATCATTTTATCTTGAGACCAACTTACTTGTGGTTCCACACTATTCATTTTAATCCTCCAACATCAAATTTAGATCTGATAAATGCAATTTGCTCTTTTGATAAAATTTTCAAAGCCTGGGATGCTTTTTCATTACTATAACCATAATATTTTTTAATAAGGTCAAGGTCATCAATTTTATCCTTTCGTAACCAGGGAGAGAATCTCCGTTTGGTTCTCACAATATTTATAAAGAAATCATATTGTAACTTTTTATCAATAAAGTGATTCTTGTTCATTTCATTGGCAAACATAATGCAGTCAATGTGACCTGACATACATTTATTGATGATGTATGGGGGATATTCTTTTTCTACTGATGGATCTTCGTCTATCAGATTCTTTTTAGTTTGGTTGATTGAATTGAGCCAGTCTTTGAGTTCCATTATTTAAATACAGCAGTAACACTAACAACATTTGCGCCAGGATTACGAGCAAGTGCAACCTTCTTTGCATCTTGATAATCCCTAGCAATCACTTCCTCTTTGAAGACAGTTCCTGCCTTATACAAGGTCACTTCACACTTCATCGGATAATTTGAATATCATCATCATCTGTCCAGAGTTCAACCTTATCTCTGAACCTATCCTCTCTCTTGAGTTTCTCATATCGCTTAGATGCCTTCTTCTTCCACCAGGCAATAATGTTCTCAAGATGAAACTTATCCCAATTAGGGCCACGCAAAAGTTCATCCTGCTCACCAAGAATGACTTCACGAACATTGGAGTAACCATACTCACAAAAGTAAGTTCTCTTCTTTTGAGTCAGGGCAAGTGCAGCACTAACAACTGTATTGAATTCTTCCAGCTGAGAATCCATACCATATTCCTTCATAGAATTACGAAGAATAGAAATCATCTTTGTTTGGCGCTTCATCTTCTTCGATGATGCACGATTGTCAGTGAGTGGAGTATTGTTATTCAGAACAGTAAAACGATCATGAAGACGATGAAATGCTTCATCATGAAGCAAAGGAAGGAACTTACTTTCAGTCAATCCCTTGTATCTCATGAATGGTTTAAGGCCGTCATACTGTGAGGCATCCGTAGTAGACCCGTAGAGAGATGTGGTTTCAAAGAGGGCAATGTCCTTCTCAAATACCTCATTCAGCGTCTCACGGGCGAAATGAGAGCAGCACAGAAGGGCAAGGAGTTTACCTCCAAGATAGTTGTATCCAAATGGTTGAGAGGGAACAATGACAAATCCCATCGCCGCATGACGATTAAAGATAGAAAGATTTGGTGCTTTGCCCAACCAAAGATTCCTAGGTTTTGAATTGATTGTTGGTGATCCAAATCGGATAAAACCCAAGAGAGTATTTGTGTTCCTTTCATAAACCATCCAACGCAACTCACGACCAGGAATATTCGACTCATTGTTATGAGAAGAAACTGCTCTTAGAAGAGTATTGTAATGATCTTGAGGAACCGAATGTTGAAAACGATCGCCAACAAATTTGATATCAAACTCCATATCATTGGGATGAATATCCTCATTGAAGAACTCACCGTGCAACGGGAATAGAGTGCTAGTAGTCTTAATAACTTCCTTTTTCACATACCGCAAATAATCCTCAATATTCTGCATACGCGAGAAATATTGAATAAACTCATCTGTGGCCCATAAAGTATCTTTTTCAGGAATTATCATTATTTCAATGCTGCCGTTAAACCCTCAGTTAATCTTAACACAGAATTAGCCATAACACGATATCCTGTGCCAACATAGATCTGTCCCAAGAGAACGAACAATGTCATAGCACTCCAGAAGTAGTAATACATTCTGGACTTAGATTGTCTAGATTTTTTCATGATCACAAAATAAGTTTCTTTTCTTCTGGAGTAACTAATTTACTTCCATAAATTTCATTATATTTCTTAGAGATACCAGAGTCAACCTCAACCATGTAAACAACATGATTGCGTGACATCGTGATCTCTGGTTTGTCTTTATTAATTACTGTGGCCCAAGCGGCAAATCCTACAGATCCAGTCTGAGTAGGGAGAACAACTAGACCATTTTTTACAGTAATGGTAGTTTCATCCTCAGAGACAAGTTCTGCAACCACCTCTTCACCAGTTACGATACGAAACAGTTTTACATCAATCATTTGAATTCACACTCCACCATAATTTCGGTTAAACAAGCAAGCATATTTATCTCTTGATCCGCCACGAATGCTGCCTGATACTGATACTTAGCAAGAACAAGCACAGCAGAAGGGATACTATTCGGAACCAAGGAATCATAAAGAACATCGTAAATACGACGCAGCAGGATAGCAGTATCATTATCCAAATTAGATACGATCCACTTCCGTACTTCTGGGAAATTTTTCCCCTTAAGGTTTTTAATAAGTTCATTTACCGCAAGCTCCGTAAACGACGCAAGAATGCCCGTGTCAATCTCACCACCCACCGAGTATCGTTGGCACTCATTGAGGACTCTTCGCCAGTCTGGGAAGTGTTTATTGATAAGTTCGACAAGGACTTTGTTGTCGTACTTGATTCCTTCTGCATCGAGAATTTGTTGGATTCGTTTGTAGAAGGCTGCTGCAATTGCTGGTTTTTGCTTTCCCCCAATTCCGAATTCAACCACTGCACAACGGGAATGAAGTGGTTCGATGATTTTGTTTTTGAAGTTGCAAGTGAAGATGAATCTGCAGTTGCCACTAAACTCCTCAGTAAACGCCCGTAGGAGGAGTTGTACATCAT